TTCTAATGTTTCTTCTGGTACAGTAGCTGATGCTAGACTAAGTGCAAATGTCACTTTAAACAATGCATCTACTATTAGTGCAGGAACTTTAGCCGATGGTCGATTATCAGGAAACGTTGTCTTAACTTCAGGTGCAACCTTTACAGGAAACGTAGCCTTTGGTGACTTAGACTATGTCTTAATGGGTCCAACAGGCGAATATCAAATTTATCACGATCATGCCAATGGCGTATCTGTTATTAAAGATGCAGACGTTGGTGGTTCGATTAATATTGAAGCAGATACAATTAAATTAACAGGAACAACCAATGTTAACAGTGCCTATACTCTTCCAATTTCTGATGGTACAACGGGTCAAGCTTTAACAACAAACGGTTCTGGTGCTTTATCCTTTACAACAATCACAGGAACCACAATTAATAATAACGCTGACAATAGAGTTATTACAGGTAGTGCCACTGCTAATACTTTAAATGGAGAGTCTGGTTTAACTTATGATGGCTCAACTTTAGCAGTCACAGGTGGTGCAACATTTACTGCTAACGTATCTTTAGGCGATAGTGACTACCTAACATTAGGAACTTCACAAGATTTATTAATTTATCATGACGGTTCTCATTCTTATATTATAGATCAAGGAACGGGAGACCTTTATATTAGAGGTGGTGCGGATGTAAGACTACAAACACCAACTGCTGAAAATGGAGTTATTGTTAACCAAGATTCTTCTGTTCAAATATATTTTGACAATGCAGTAAAATTAACTACTACAACCACAGGTATATCTGTGACAGGAACCGTGGTCGAATCTTCAAGTTTAGAGTACAAAGAAAATGTACAACCACTCCAATTCAATGATGCAATCTACAATGTTAATGCAGTAAAGTACGACAGAAAAGATGGCTCTTCGAAAAATGAAGTCGGTGTGATTGCAGAAGAACTATATGAAATTCTACCTGATCTAGTGGAATGCAAAGATGGTAAACCTGATGCAGTGAAATACACCAAGATGACCATGTATCTATTAGAAGCCTTGAAAAAACAAAATCAAGAAATACAAAACTTAAAAAAGAGATTGAACTAATGAACACAGGTAGTAGTTTAAAAATATAAAGTTTGTTTTACGTTATTGATAATTTTTTACCTGAAGATTATTTTAAGGAGCTACAAAATAAGGTTTTTTATAATGAATATTTTCCTTGGTATTATAATGAAGGAAAAGTTATTAAAGACGATGGGAATTATCAGTTTACACACACCTTAGTTAGAGAGGGGCAAATAAATTCTGAATTTTATGATTATGTTATCCCCCTTTTTAAAAAATTAAACATTCAAAAAATAGAAAGAGCAAAGTTCAATTTAACACCAAAAACTTCAAATCAACAGGTTTTTCTACCCCATAAAGATTATCAAGATAACATAAAAGCGTGTATATTATATTTAAATACAAATAATGGTTTTACTTATTTTGGAGAAGATAAGGTGTTTTCTATTGAAAATAGAATAGTATTATTTAACGGAAATGACGAGCACGGAGGAGCCACTTGCACTGACTCGAATCTTAGAGTAGTATTAAATATCAACTATTTTTAATATTGAGTTTATTGAAGTAAATATGTATATATCATAAAGAGGTTTAAAACATGGCAAGCACCTATTCACCTAGATTAAAATTAGAATTAATGGCCACAGGTGCCAACGCTAACACCTGGGGAAATAATACTAACACTAACTTATCTACAGTAGATGCTTTTACAGGAGGATACATTGACATAGATATTTCTGCTAACTCAGGGGGAACCTATACTTTAAGCTCTAATAATGCTGATCCCAATGCAGAAGCTTCTAATAAAGTTTTAGACTTACATGGCACATTAACAGGTAATACTATTGTAGAAATACCTCAAGTAGAGAACAACTATCTTGTTTATAATAATACTGCGGGCTCTTATAATTTAAATATCGGTTCTGGTGGTTCAGGTGTACAAATTCCTCAAGGAGAACATAAATGGGTTTACTGTGATGGAACTAATGTAACCTTAGCAGACCTTTCTAATACCAATGCTGCTTCTCTAACTTCTGGAACACTAGCTGATGCAAGATTATCTTCCAATGTTGTAAAAATTACAGGAACCTCAAATATAACCATTTCAGGTACCTTAACTGCGGCAACTATTGTAGAAACTTCTAGTATTACTTATAAAGAAAATATTCGTAGCCTTGATGCTACAACTGAAGCTATCTTATCCATGGATCCTGTTATCTATGATAGAAAAGATGGCAGTCAAAAAAATGAAGTAGGCTTAATCGCTGAAGAAGTCTACAAAATTGCACCAGAACTGGTACAATTAAAAGATGGAAATCCCGAAGGCATTAAATATACTAAATTAGCAGTATATTTATTACACGCTATTAAGGATTTGAAAAAAGACTTAGATATGTTAAAAAAGAGGTAGGTAAAACATATGGCCAATTTAGTATCAACCACAATAACAGGAACACTCAATACAACCAGTACCATCACAGGTCCTGGTGCAGGCGTTTCTGCTCTTAATGCTTCCAACGTTTCATCAGGAACATTAAACTCAGCAAGATTACCTACAGTACCTATTTCAAAAGGAGGAACAAACCTAACCTCTGTTGGTTCTGCGGGGCAAGTTTTATGTTCCACAGGTACTGCCTTAACTTTTGCCACTCTTAGTAGTTCCACAGGTGTTACTTGTACTCGTTATTATAATGCGCCTGCTACTTGGACTCGTCCTTCTACCCTTAAATCTGTTCGTGTAACAGTTGTTGGCGGCGGTGGCGGTGGCGGGGATGGTTGTGTAAATAATCCTGGTAACGTAAGTAGATCTGGAGGCGATGGCGGACCTGGTGGTGTTGCTCTTGAAACAATACAGTTTCCTGCAATCCCTGGACCACAAACCGTAACTCGTGGTGCAGGAGGAGCAGCTTCTTCAGTCCCCGCTCCTGGGGGAGCAGGAGGAGCATCTAGTTTTGGCGCTTTCTTAACCGCAAACGGTGGTGCTGGTGGTACAAATGCGTCTGCAAGTGTTGACGGTGTTGACGGTGCAGCAGGAACAGGAACGGGTGGTACTTTAAACAGAACAGGATGGGTAGGCGTTGGAACTTGGGGTGGGTTTGGTGCTACACCTGAAACCCCCAGCGGTGCTGGTTGTGGAGACGGCGGCGGTGGAAAAGGTGGGACTGGCCCTGCTTGTCGAGGTGGCGCAGGAACTGGAGGATTAGTTATTGTTGAGGAATATTACTAATGAAAGCTCTAGTTTCCACTGAAGAAAAAGCGCTATACATATCTTCCTATACTTCACAAGGTAGTGGAGAAGACATAACTTATATTCCGGTACAGTCAGAGTTAGAAGACTCTTATAGAATTACACAAGTAGCGGATGCAGAATTTCCTGTTCATCCATCTAATCTATGGATAGATTGTGGTGATAATGTTAATCCTCAAGAATATTATTATCAACCTTCTAGTTCTACTATTAAGTTAATTCCAAACGCATCTATTCCTGCATAATCCTTGAAAAATTTAAATTTATGAGATACCTTTCTTCCTAAGGAATGACTCAAGCCGTTTTATTTGATCAAAAAGGGTATATTCACATACCTTCTTTTCTAGATAAAGAAAATTGCGATTCATATGTAATTGAATTTAAAAAATTAATTGATGAAGGAAAAGCAACGGCAGACGAGCAATGTCCTATGTCTTTTTCATTAGGTCATTGTGCTTTATTTGACTCTTTATTAGAACAACTCACTCCTCATATAGAAAATATTACTAATAAAAAACTCTATCCTACCTATGCCTATGCTCGTTGGTATGTTCCTGGAGATGAATTAAAAATTCACACAGACAGACCTTCTTGTGAAATAAGTGCCACTATTACATTGGGGATGGAAGGTAATCCTTGGCCAATTTATATGGGTTATGATGAATATAAAAATAATTTTTCTAAATGTATTATGTATGTAGGAGATGCCGTCATTTACAAAGGGCAAGAAATGTGGCATTGGAGAGAAAAATATGTAGAAGGACAAGCTCAAATTCAAGTTTTTGTACATTATGTAGATGCTTATGGACCTAATGCCGAGTGGAGATATGATAAAAGAACTCAACTAGCTCACCACATAAATACAAAAAGTATTGATCCAGGAGCATATGTTGTCAAAGAAAAAGCTTTAAGTGCCTTACAGTGTAGTCAATTAATTAATAGTTTAGAAAAAAACATGGAACAATCTACAGATGCTTTATTAAGTGGAGATGTTTTAAATAAAAGTATTAGAGACTGTAAAAAAATTCAACTAGCGATTGATCAAGGGATAGCTAGTACCATGTTAGGGATAGGTATTCAGATAAATAGAGCTAATTGGAATTTTGATATTACTCATAGTTCTCAATCTGAATATTTGAGGTATGATAAAGAAGGACATTTTTCAACTCATTTAGATACTATTTTAAGTGATTATAAATCATTAAACACAAGAAAAATTACAGCTCTTTTAATATTAAATAATGATTTTGAAGGGGGTCGGTTTTATCTTCAAACAGGAAACAATAAAACCTATCCTTCTCAAAACCCAGGAGATATAATTTTCTTTCCTTCTTATATTTTACATGGTGTTGAACCTGTTACATCAGGAATAAGAAGAACAGTGGTAACTTGGTTAGAAGGACCTTATTTTAAATAAAAAATATGCAGTCTAAACAATTACACATTGTGTACAAACAAATAATACCTAATGTGTATTTCGATTTTAATGATCTTGTTTATAATTTAGAATTACAATCTACATTAAGTGAAATAAAAGAAACTTTTTTATTAAAGATAAAAAAATCAGGAGTACCTAAAATTAATGAAATTAGAGAAGAATTAATAAAAGCCTCAAAAAAACGTTTATCGAGCTGTGTTGTTTTTTCTTCTCTATGTTCACATAAAGCGTCTACCCCTTTTCATACAGACAAAGAAGCAGTTTTAATTTTAAATACTTATGGGTGTGTTTGTTATAATTTATATTATCAAGGCTATACACAAAATATTATTTTAGAAAAAGGGGATGCTATTTATATTCCATCAATGTTGGGGCATTCTGCTCTACCTCTCACCCCCCGTATAAGTCTAAGTTATGAATGTGAAGGAGAAAACTATCTTGATTAAATCAGAAGAATTAAAAGATAAAAATTTTAAATTATTAAGAGTAAATTTTTGATACTAATAGAAGAAAATTTTTTATCTAATCAAGACTGCAATAATATCAAAGATATTGCGATTGCTAATTTTAAAAAATCAAATTCCTTTAGAGACATAAATGTTTTAGAGATACAGCTAGCAGATCCTGTTTTATCAAAGAAATTAGGTTTTATTTACTCTAGTTATTTAGGGACTAAAAATATCGTTGCTTTTCCAGAACTATTACAATTTACTTACTGGTCTCCTAATTCTTTACAGGATTTACATTTTGACAATACTAGAGAAACCACTGTTTTAACATCTATAACTTATTTAAATGATGATTATGAGGGAGGAGAGACTTATTTCGAAAACGGAATTGTTATAAAACCTAAAAAAGGTAAGACAGTATTTTTTGATGGAAAACGACACAAACACGGAGTAAATAAAATAATTCAAGGCAATCGATATGTATGTGCTTTTTGGTACACAAGTCAAATCAACGAATTACAATGTTAAAAAGGAGTAAAAATGATTAAATCAGAAGAACTAAAAGATAAGAATTTTAAAATATTTCTAGGAATGCCTATGTATGGAGGCATGCTCACCGAAAACACGATGCATGGGTTACTACAGTTACAACAATGGTGTGCCGCTCATGGTGTGGGGGTCAGAGTACAAACGATGGGAAATGAAAGTCTTATTACACGAGCCAGAAATACTATTGTTTCCATGATGATGGATCAAACCGATTACGTAGCCACCCATTTATTATTTATTGATGCTGACATTGGGTTTACTGCACAAAACGTTGAACGACTTCTTTGTGCGGATAAAGATATTGCCTGTGGTATTTACCCTCGAAAACACATTCATTGGGAAAATGTACAGAAATTATTGAAAGAAAATCTAAATGCTTCTACGGGAGAGATGGAAGTAAAAGCTCTAGGATATAATTTAAACTTTGACAACCCAGGAAATGTTAAAGTAGAAAATGGATTTGCAAAAGTAAATGAAGCTGCAACAGGAATGATGTTGGTTAAGAGAAATGTGTTTAGAACTATGATGAAAAAGTTCCCTGAAAGAAAATATATCTCAGATCAAATTATTAATGGTAAACATTTTAAATCTGATAATTGTTATGACTTATTTGCCGTAGGTCCTTATGAAACTTCTCCTGGAAAAATAAGGTATCTATCTGAAGATTATTACTTCTCTAGATTATGGCAAGAATGTGGTGGGGAGATATGGGCAGATGTATCAATGCCCTTGACTCATTTTGGTAATATGGCTTTTAAAGGTCATGTTGGCTCTTTATTTGCGAGAAAAGATGATGTAAAGTAGGCGTCATGCCATTAACTAATTTTATCATAAAGCCAGGGATTAATAAGGAAGTTACAGAATATACAGGTCAGGGACAGTGGATAGACTCTGATTATGTTCGTTTCTTTCAAGGGTTACCCCAAAAAATAAAAGGGTGGGAAAAGTTTGTTGCTACCACGATTGTGGGTGTAGCACGAGATCAACATGCCTGGGTAGCTTTAGATGGCCGACAATATGATGCTTTAGGTACAGATCGAAAATTATATCTTTATTCAGAAGGTAATATTCACGATATTACTCCTATTCGAGCCACCGAAGCGCTAACAGATCCCTTTACAACCAATGGTACTTCTACCGTTGTGGTGACAGATGCCTCTCACGACGCTCAAGAAGGTGACTTTGTTACTTTTGATTCTTTTTCTACTATTGATGGTTTAGATATGAATAAAGAGTTTGAAATACAAACAGTTGTCAATAGTTCTGCTTATACTGTTCAACACACATCTAATGCATCAGGATCTTCTACAGGAGGAGGAACAGGTAATGCTGCTTATCAAATTAATGTAGGTCCAGGGTTTTCTGTAGCAGCGTATGGTTGGGGAACAGGGGCATGGAATGAACCAAGAGAAGCTGCTCTGGCTCCTGATAATGGGTGGGGAACACCCACGGATAATTCAGAGGTCACTTTAGAAGCTCGTCAATGGTCCTTGAACAATTATGGAGAAGACTTGATTGCGACAGTTTTAAATGGTGGTACTTTTATATGGGATGCCTCTAACGGTGTAACAACCAGAGCTATAGCTGTGGCTAATGCTCCAACGGCTTCTCGTTTAAGTATTACTACAACCGATCGACATTTAGTTTGTTTTGGAACAGAAACAGACATTGGTAATGTATCCAGTAAAGATGATCTTTTCTTAGCCTGGTCCGATCAAGAGAATATAAATGATTGGACTCCAACTGCTATTAATACGGCAGGTTCTTTAAGAATTAACGACGGCTCACGGATCATTGCAGCAGAACGTTCTCGAGGTCAATCTTTAGTTTGGACAGACACATCACTACATTCCCTTCAATATATTGGTCCTCCTTATACTTTTGGTGTACGTCAGTTAGGACAAAATTGTGGTATTGTGGGTATTCATGCAGCAGTTGATTTAAACGGTGTTTCTTATTGGATGTCACAAGATTCCTTTTATATGTTTGATGGTTCCGTAAAAAAACTTCCTTGTACTGTGGAACAATATGTATTTTCTAATCTAAATATATCTGCAGCGGAGAATGTTTTTTGTGGACATAATAGTGAGTTTAATGAAGTTTTATGGTTCTATGCTAAAGCAGACTCCAATCAAATAAATGCCGTCGTTGCTTATAACTATTTAGAAAATACTTGGTGGACAGGATCTTTATCTAGAAGCACCTGGATGGATAGAGATGTATATGAAAACCCTATTGCTACCTATTATCTTGCAAATACTGTTGCTAATAATAATGTAATTTTAGGATTAACCGCAGGAGCTTCACAACTTTATATACAAGAACAAGGAAATAACGCAGATGGTGCTGCGATAAATGCTTATTTAAAATCAGGCGCTGTCTCGTTAAATACAGGAGATGAGTTTGCTTTTGTATCTAAATTTATTCCGGATATAAAAAATCAATCAGGTACTTTAAAATTAAAGTTAGAGTTTAAGCGATACCCTAATGATTCTACTCCTGTTACTAAAAATTTAGAATTTACTTCTACTACCAATAAAAAAGACTTACGAGGTAGAGGTAGACAATTTATTGCAAATGTTTATTCTGATACTACAAATACCGCATGGAGATTAGGTACTTTACGTTTTGATATACAGCCCGATGGACGAAGATAATTACACAGCAGATTTTACAGAAGTTTTCAAAAATATAAAAGAAGAATCCTTTACATTAGATGATCAACTTTTTTTGAGATTAAGAAATATTTTATCAGAAGAAGAACGACAAGAAATGTTAAGAGATGCGGACTGGCAATTAAAAGTAAATTATTGCTCTCAAGTTCCTCCTCATCAAACTAATGATAATTTACACGAGCTAGAGTTCTTTTATAGACATGAATCTTGGAAAAAACTGTATGGTGTTATTCGAAGAAAGATTCATTCCAACCTTAAATTAAATAGTGTTTGGATAAATCTTTCCAAAGAAGACAATCGGTATGAATTTCATTGTCACCCTGAAACAGATATTACCGCTGTTTATTACCTACAAAATCGCTTTCCTGAATATGGTACCATGTTAGAAAAGACAGGGGTAAATATCATGGGGTTTGAAAACTCTATTTTGTTTATGAATACTAAAATATTTCACTCAGTCACTAATATGCCACCTATTTTAGCTAAAGACAATCATCGTTATTCGATAGCTTTTGATTTTGTAGAAGACTAATTATTGTAAATAATTAAAGGTTCTGTAATATATAAAAATGGCAAAAATAACTTTAAATAGATTCCCTGATCCTAGTGAACAATATTCTCCTAATAATTTCTTTGAACTTATTCGTATTTTGGAATCTTTAATACAACAATTAAACTCTACTTATACTGTGGATTCAGAGAATAAGTCAGAGGCAGAAGCATGGTACTTTAGTCGATAATGAAAGGATAATTAATGGCAAATATTTATAAAAACGCATTCTTTAATCCTGCTAATACAGCAAACACTGTAATCTATGCACCGAACACAGAAACTCGTGCAGTTATTCAAAACATACAAATAACCAATACAGGAGGAAGTGCCATTGTTCGAGCTTATGTTTTTGACAGTAGTAATTCTAACACTGCTACTCAGATAGCCTACGCTAATATCTCAGGACCCACTATTTGTAATATAGCCAAAGGTCCTATCATCTTAGAAGAGAGTGATACTCTTGTTTTAAGTAGTACAAGTAATACCACTATCAGTGGTACCGTTTCTATATTAGAGGTAAATAGAGGACTGAATACAGTCTAATGCTTCTTTATCTACGAACGGCTAAAACTGCTTCAAGTACCGTG